CTTCCCGCCGCGCTCCCATACCCTAAGACTCTCGTATCGGGCGACCAATGTATTGCCGCAGCCAACGCGACCAGCGATCGAGAGGTGAGCCTTAGCGTCGCCTGCTCGAACGGTGAATACCACGTCTTCAGCGTCACACCTGCTGGAGCCGGCCAACATGAATTGGTTTCGATTCTGACCGGACTTGGAATTGGGGAGACGCTTCAAAATCGCACCTGCACCCACGCCTTCAGCATGGGCGGGAATAACTCCGCAAACTTCTCGTCGCCTATCTATATCGTGAATGGTTCTGGCGTTCCTATAGCCTCCGTGACTCCAAATGACCCCGCCGTCGATACAGGCTCCTTTGAGCCATGTCGAGCCGCGATTCAACTAAACAGTCGGGCAGTATTCCGCACTGACGCTTGAGGCGATAGTATGGGAGTATCAAAGAGAGCAAAGGCTCGGTTCAAAATAATGAGCCAGAGTGAAAAGGCAGCCGTCAAAAAGGCCGTCAAACTCCTTTACGATACCGAACTAATGGGCGTTAAGCGAATGCGGGAAATCATGAGGCTCGCGGAGAAGTGAGCGTCATGAAACTTGGGAACTACATCAAAGGAAACGGGGAAATCCCAGCCGGCGGCGACGCTCAGATTGTCCATGAAGTCTTCACATCGGGAACCAAGCCCGTTATGCTCAACATGGGTTCGTATTGGGGCGGCGATGGGGCGGAATATATCCACTTTGGACTCATTCCGGTATCAGTAAAAATCGCTGCGCTTCGTGAATGGGAATACTACAACAACGCAGGGAATGGAATAACCATATTGAGCGGCAATTTAGAAGGGAACGTGTCCTCAAACCTCTCCATTTCGCTATTCGCAAACCATACCCGCACCCCTCAATCTCACTTGATTATCCCCCCGAATTACATGGTAGTCTTCTGGTCGAATGCTGCGAACACAGCTGCTTGGTATGCAAACTTCGCGGGCTTCGAGTGTGAGTATTGAATGCCGAAGCCAAAACCAACGTCAATCGTGCGTCATGAATTGGTCTTGGGAACAGCCGAACGCCAGATTATGCGGGATATGCAAACGGCATATTCCATCAACCGCATAGCATCGCCACTGACCAATATGAGCGCTTCTGGATTCGTGGTTGCTGGTGGCGCTGCTATCGTCATCGTGGATTACATCCTCGACCATTTGGGCCTCGACCCGAATTGGCGCGAGATTGTTGAAGACCTCACACCAGAAGGGGTCGCTGATTGGTTGGAAACTCAAAATCTGGTGCTTGGCGGCATTGGCGCGATTCTCGGTTTGCTTCTCGGCGGATGGACAGGAGCAGCGATCGGTGGCGTAGCGGGCGGTGCGGTTGCTGAAGGCGCGGAGGCAGTCTGGCCGTTTCTCCCAGATTGGGCGCAGCCAGGAGGCGGTCATGTTGATTCTGAGTTATCGGGAGAGGTTGCAGAGGCCGTGAAAGAAAGAGAACAGGCTCAAACGCGAGGATGGACTCTCTCATTGATGGGTTTTCGACAATTCTTGAGAGGAAACGGGGCATGATTGCGCCCAGATTTCCGGTTTTTGGTAATCTCGAAGGAGAGCTCAGAGAAAAAAAGGCCATTATTCGGCGCAGCTGTTCCGGTTTGGGGGGGTGCGGGGCGTGAAGACCCCCCATTCGACACGATATTTACGATTCTTTGAAGGCAGAAACGGCGTTTTTGAGGCGTTTGAAGAATGAGGGTTGGACTTTTGCTTCGTGAAACTTTGTCGATAAATCGACAAACCCTTCTAATCGTGTTGTTATTGTCGATTGCAGATTCTCGATTGAAGGGGTTTTTTCGTTTCTAAACGCCAACCACTCGTCGCGCGTGGGTGCGCCGTGAGGATAGCATAGAGCGCAGGTGGGCCGTCGAACCCCGTTGCATATCCCTAAGCCGTCAATCGGCCTATGAGCGGCCGTATGCACTATCGAGCCTTCTTCTTCGAGGCGGTCTTGAACCCATCCAGAGAAGTTTTTGATTTGCTCCGCTTTTTCGTGCAGATGGGGCGGGAGTGAAACTGTCTTAATCATTCGACCCATTCTGAAAACCTCAATTGAACCGTTCCGTCTAATCTCTGAAGGGTGCGAATCGCCTTCTGCCTAATCGCGGTGAATCGAGCAATTCCCGACCCGTCGAAGGAATCGGCTATTCCGTGAAAATAGACAATTTTACGCGAGGTATTCACGCGGCCAACATGAACCCACTTATTGCGAATTCGTGCTTCTTCCATCAGTGAAAATGCGTCTTGGCCTTCTTTGAATTCATCATCTCCACCAATGAAAAGACAACCGATTGAATCCCAGAGAATGTCGGGCATGGTTTCGACTGAGCAACCGTTCTGAGCAACGAATCCAACCTTCGAGTAGTCGAAGGAATCGAGAATTCCTAAATCGACTGTCCAACGTATGAATTGGCGAATCGTGCCTTTGTGGTCGCCTACAATATCGGGCATAATCACAAACATACAGAGAGGGTCGGCCAGCGATCGCTGGGCCATTCTCTCGAAGGCCGCCGCGTCGAAGTGAGAATAGGCTCCGTTATCGAGAATATAGGGAATAACCCCCAGAACATCGGGAGCGTATTGAGTGAGGGGCGTTCGCAACTGCAATAACTCGTCAATGAGAATGTCTTCTTCACGGCCGGTTTTGTAAATTTGAACCGCCGACATATCGAAGGCGCATCTCATGGAAAACACCTCGCGTCTATTTCTCGATATGTGGGTTTGTGGTCGAATAATAATATCACATTGTAAAGGCCAACGGGGGGGCGGTCGATGCGAATAACCCAGATGTGACGCTTGCAGGCCGGACAGGTTCGCCTACTCATTTCGGCACCTCTGAAAGTTTGTGAGTAATCCCTTGACGGGTGATGAAACATTGTTGGTTCTGGATGGCCGCGACCGCCTCGAAGTCCGGACAGTCGAAGGTGATTTTACAGAAAGTGCATCGGAGCCTCATTCAATCACACCTCACTAATTTCCAATCAGCACAATCACAAGACCATGACTTAGATGATTTTCCACTTCTAATGGTTGGTCGCCCATATTGAAGAATCTCAACTTTACATTGTGGGCATTTCATTCAATCCCCCCTCCTATGTCGAATGGTTCCGAATTTGTAATCCCCATAACTCGCCCATTGCTGGTTTCCGTCATATTTCGGGTTGGTTCCCTTTCTGGGCTTCCCCAGAATCAACCCCGCGTGAGTGTCGAGCATAATGCGCCTCAACTTCTCAACTTCTTCTTTCGTGCCTTGAATTCTGACTTTCAATTTGTGCGCCATGACTAATCCTCGCCCCTCCCAGCGACTCTCCTGTAATAAATACTGAGTCTGTGCGTAATTATTACTGTGTGGTAGTAGTAGTAGTTAGTGAAACATCAATCATCATCATCATCATCATCATCATCATCATCATCATCAGAGAACCAAAAACCAACCCTTTAGGGCCGCATGGGGGCCGGTTGGGGTATGCTTCTGGAAGCAATACTCGCCATTTCCATCATTAACCTGCTCTTTTCGGTGTGGATGCTTCGAGTTTTCTCCATCCAAATGCAGCAGGCCGTAGTCGAATTAGATTCTAAACTCGCGGGGGCTATTTCGAGTCTGGTCGAGAAGGGTTTAGGCGAATTCGAGCCGGTGAATCCGATTCAAGCAGCGATCGCTCAGATGCTCACGAATAATATGAGTCAAGGCCGGACATCGGGTGAAGTAATCGAGGTAGTCCGAGATGTGGGCGGTAAATTCGCCTAAACCGGAACAGCTGTTCCGAATAATGGCCTTTTTTTCTCTGAGCTTTCCTTCCAGATTACCAAAAACCGGAAAGCATGCTTCCGGAATCATTCATTAACCGTCGAGGTTCCCGTCGAATTCTATGGCTAAGAAAAAGCGACGCTCAAGACGACGTGCTGCCTTCAGCGTGTTGAACGCGCTTGAGGCGTATGTCTATGCTTCAATTTTGACTGAGGGCGTAGCGGGAACTTCACCCGTCGGCCTTTTGACGGGTAAAACTGACCTGTCCTCTAAATCCGTGACGGAACACGCGGTCACGTCGATGATAACAACCGGAGCCGGTGAAATCTCGCTCGGCGACATCATGAGTGAGCCATCTCTCGCGCTTTCGACAATGGCGACGAACTTTCAGGCGAACCTATTGCCTATGGCGCTCGCTGGATTTACAACCTCAATCAGTTTTCGCGTTGGAAAGCGCCTTTTGCGCAGGCCAATCAGCAACATTAACCGCAACATTTTGAAGCCCGCTCTCGGTGCTGGGATAAGGCTGTGATTCTATGGCTGACGTTGATGCTTTCGGACAAATCGTCATGGCTAATGGTGCCGTTATTCCTCTTTACAGAGAAGACCTCGCAGAGGCTGCAGAGGAAGAAATCTATACTGATTCTAACTTCGTAGGCAGCCAGCAAAATGCTGGAACCTACGCCACACAGACGCTCGGCAACGCTCGCATGACGGCGGCGGGTATCTCGGCTGAAAATGATATGACCTATTGTTTCATTCGCAGCGCTGGAACTATCAAAGCCGCTCTGCCTGTATCGGGCTTGAATGGGGGCAAAGGGCTTCCCGCCGCGCTCCCATACCCTAAGACTCTCGTATCGGGCGACCAATGTATTGCCGCAGCCAACGCGACCAGCGATCGAGAGGTGAGCCTTAGCGTCGCCTGCTCGAACGGTGAATACCAC